CAGTAGAAGATAAAGAAGTAGCTGAACTATTAGGTGGTATGCAATGGGATTTAGGTCCAGATGGAATAATCATTGCTGAAGAAGTTAATGATGCTAAATGCTCAATTGAAAGAGTAAATGGCATAAGATTAGATAATGGATTTGGAACATCACATTTAATAACAAACCCAGAAAAACAAAGTTTGGAAGTAAATGATATGCCAATCTTCTTAACTAACTACACCATAGGAATCGAAGAACTAATGCTGCTTAAAAAGACATTGTTTGATAGTTTAATTCAGCAAAAGAAACTTGGTATAATTTTAGTAGGTAGAGCATTTACATCTGAAGCTATCAAGAAATGCCAGGAAACATCACAAGCCGGTTTTGTAATCTTTCCAATCAATGCACCTTACACATATCAATCAGAAATGATGCATGATATTGAAACAATTGTAGGTGGTCGCTATATAGATACAGAAGAATCTTCACTTGAAGATACATACCCAACTGATATTGGTTATGTTAAGAGATTAGAAGCCAGACAGTTTGATGCAATTGTTACCGGAGTAGATGATGACAAATCAAAAGAAAGAAGTTTAAAGCGTGTTGAAACACTAAAGAAGAAATTAGAAGGAGAGAAATCACCATTCTTGCATAAGATGATTGAAGATAGGATTGCCCAACTTACTAATGGATTTGCAATATTAAAGGTCGGCTCAATGTCGGAAACAGATAGAACAAGACTAAAGGATAAATGTGATGATGCAGTAAATGCTGTAAGACTAGCACTTAAAGGTGGAGTAGTTAAAGGTGCAGGTCTAGCATTCAAGGAAATAAGCGACAAAATGGAAGATGGAGATATACTTAAAAGACCATTGCTTTGTGTTTATAACCAAATAATGACTTCTGCACCAGAAGGATTTGAAGTAGAGGAATGGGTAAAAGACCCAATGCTATTATTAAAGACTATCCTAGAAAAGACTTGTGCTTTCTGTCCTACATTTGCATCTATCAACGCTGTAGTGACTGAAGCTAATCCAGAGAAATGCCATTGTAATTTAAAACAAGAATAATATGTTTGGAATACTAGCAATCATAGGAATATATACTGGTTGGAAGGTATGGATAGTTGTAACTTTAATTGTGATTGAGATATTAAATTAATATGGCACTAGAACAAACCCCAAAGCAACAAAAACTAATAAAGTTACTTATTGAAAATTATGGGAATAAGAAAGCTACAAAGACACTAGGAGAACTAATTATAGAAGCTGGTTATTCTGAATCATCATCTAAAAATCCTCAATTGGTTATTACAGAGGAAATGAGAGAAGAATTAAATCCTATAATAGATAAGATGCAAAAGATAAGAACAAAGGCATTAGATTCAATAACAGATTCTGCACTAGGCACAAGTTCACCAAGAGATAATGTATATGTAGCTGACACTTTAACTAAAAACATTCAATTGCTTTCAGGCAATGCTACTGAAAGGACAACAGTAATAGTAGAAGAAGCAGATAAAATATCAAATGCTATTAGGAACATCACCACAGGAGATAATTGAAGAAGTTATATTCAAAGGAACACCTGCTCAAAAGAGGTGTTTGTTTGAGTTTGATTCTACTAATACCAACGAAGAAATATTTAAGAAGTTCCAACTGTTTACTCAAACCCAATATATACGCTATTTCAAAGGCAAGAGTGCAGCATTTCATAAGGAAATGATAATGAATCTTATCAGAAGTTACAGGGGTGAAAGGTTTATTAATATAGCGTTCAGAGCTAGTTCAAAGACTACACTAACAAAACTATTTGTAACATTCATATTATTGAATGATAAAGACAAATCCAGGCGTTATATAAAAGTTATATCCAGAGATATTAAAAACCCAAGACAGATTGTTACAGATGTATACAACCTATGCTTAGAGGTTAAATCTATTTATGGTGATACATTTGAAAGAGAAGGTGATAAGAAACGAGAGGAAACAATGCAATCATTTACAATGAAGTCTGGTGTTAAGTTCACAGCAGGAACTGTAGGTCAATCACAGAGAGGACACGCACAGGATGCATATAGACCGGACTGGATTTGGTTTGATGATGTGGAAGATAGAGAATCAGTTAGTTCTCAAATCATTACAGAAGGAATCATATCACGCATAGACGAGGCAATTTCAGGACTAGCTAAGGGTGGGTCCTGGATTGTTACCGGAAACTACATTTCAGAGTATGGAGTTATCCAATGGTTTTTAGATAAAGAAAATGTAATCAAGCAACTTACACCAATACTCAAGGATGGCAAACCAACTTGGGATATTTATAGTTTAGAGGAGATAGAACAATTTAAAAAAGATAGTGAGGACTTTTATGGTGAGTATATGTGTGACCCAACCAGAAGTGAAGGCAAGTTCTTTGATGTAGAACGCATAGAGAATGACCTAAAGAAATGCACACAACCAACAACAAGGATTGGAGATACAAAATACTGGTTTCCATATATCTCACACCATCGCTATGGAATCGGTGCAGACACATCAGAAGGTGTTGGGCTAGATAGTAATGCACTTTCAATGTTTAACTTCACTACAGGCGACCTGGTGGCCACTAATCACTCAAATACAATCAAACCAGAGCTATTTGCGTATGAATTAAAACGAGTTGGAACTGAATATGGTGAATGTGTTATTGCACCGGAAATAAACAATATGTCCGGAGGGATTGTTATTGTTACTTTGAAGAACATTTACAACAACATATTTAGAGCAACTGATAGGACAAAGGCCAAAGAGGTAGAAACATTACAGCTTGGTTGGCATACTAATTCCAGGAGTAAACCACAAATGTTTATGGACTTCAGGCGAGATTATAATGATGGACTAATTCACATTCATGATGAACAAGTTTTGAAAGAAATGAAATCTTATGCCAATTCTGATATAGTCGAGAACCCAAAGAGCAAGGTTACAAGACACTTTGACCTATTAGTTTCTTGTGTAATTGCATGGCAGATGAAGAATGAAACAAAAGAAAGAAATGTTGTATCTGTTTCATATCATTTTTAGTTTACATTTATAAAATAAAGTATTACAATTAATATGTTAATAACTAACTAAAACAAACAATGATTTCAAATATTGTAACTAATGATAAAGGAGAACCAGTAGATGGAAATGGTAAAAAATTATCTGTTTCTACTTATAATCCATCAGAGGAAATTAAGAAACTATTTGCAAGAGTTCAAACTGATTATCAGATGGCTTGGAGATTGCAACACAGAACTTGGGATGAGTTTGATGGTATGAGTTTACTTGAAAGAGCTAAACTAGACCAACAGACTTTTGGTGCTTATGTAGGGGTTACACAAGAACCTTTGAGTAAACAATGGAGATGGAAAGGTAGAAAGAATACAGCACGCAATAAAGTAATTGGCATATTAGCTCATATGATAGCTGGTATGTTATTTCCATATTGCACAGCTTACAACGAAGATAACGAAGAAGATGAAGCCACAGCAAGAGTAATGAGAATCTTAATTGAGGACCACCTAAAGAAAGCAGACTATGAAATAAAATTCTTATACATGGTTACTTCTGCATTAGTAAACCCAGCAGTTCATGTTGAGGTTGAGTATGTTGAAGCTATGCAAAGAATTAAAGAAAAGATGGCAGATGGAACTTACAAGGTGCTTGAAGCAGTTGATATTCTTTTGTCAGGTATTGGATTAAATCTAATCCCTATTGATAACATATTGCCAGCAGACTTTTACACTAATGATGTTCAAAGGCAACCTTACATGGTTAGAATCAGAAGAATATCTTATGACGAAGCTAGAGGAATCTATGCCGGTAAATATTTCTTTGATGAAGATGGAAAACAAGTAGACCAATTTGACCATGTGGTAGCAGGAATGACTAGATTGTTTTTAGCAGGACAGGAACACCAAACACTTTATGATATTGAATGGACCGAAGCAGATAAGAACTATGTTCAAGTCTTAACCATCCAATATAGACCAGAAGATTTGGAAGTTACATTTGTGGCCGGAGTTTACATGGGAGAAGAAAAAGATGTTTACAATTGCAATCCATTTAATCATAGAAGAATGTCTTTGATTGGTAATGAATGGAAATCTATTCCAGTTTATAACATTGCTAAAAGTGGATTTGAACCATTAGACCCAGCTGGTAGATTCTATTACTACAAGTCAGCTTGTTTCAAAGAGTTCTGGGATGATGCAGCACAAAACAGAATGCATCAATTAGCTTATGATGGAACTTATCTTGATGTTATCAAACCATTGTTTATGTCCGGAGTTGCTAAAGTGGACCAGACAGTTATGGTTCCAGGAGCAACAATTGGTATGCCATTAGGAGCAACAGTTACACCTTATGCACTTTCACCAAATCTAGTTGCAGCAATGAATATGATGAGAAGTGAAACTGAAGATATGAGTGAATCTACTCAAGACAAACAACAGGGTGGAGTTACAGAAAAAGGAGTTACAGCAACAGCAGCAATGAAGGCAGAACAAAATGCAAGAGTTATACTTGGAGTTCTAGGAGTAATGACAGCAGACTTGATTAGACAGATAGGAGAGCTTACAGTCGATTGTATTATTCAGCACACAACAGTAGGTGAGATTGATGCAACAATACCGGAATCACTAAGAATGAAGTTCAAGACTTTAATGTCTAAAGGAAAAGAAGGTGGCAATGATGTAACACATAAGATTGAGTTTGATGATTCACTTATGGGCCAAGCATTGAGCAAAGAAAAGGCATCTGAAATGGAATGGGATATGTTTTATAAAGCCGGTGGTCTTGGTTCTAAACAAAGACATTGGAGAATCAACCCTTACAAGTTTGCTCGAACACAGTTTGGAATACTAATTGACCCAGAACAAATAATTTCTCGTTCAATGGGAACAGACCAACTAAGAAAAGACAGAGCATTTAATCTATTAGCAGACCCAAGAGTATCACCTTATATCAATATGCCGGAAGTGATTGATGAGTTTATCCTAAAAGAATTTGTATCAGGTAATCCAGATAAGTTCAAAAAGACACCAGAACAAATGCAACAAGAACAACAGAATCAACAGCAACCAGGAGCAAATGATATGTTACAAAATGTAATGGGGTCGAATTTACAAAAATAATTAAATTAAAATAAAATATATGAAAAATGTAATAACAAAAAAAACAGCAGATAAATTTCAACCAAAAAAGATAGTAGGTAAAACAGCAAAAACACCAAAGTGGGAAGGTTCAAAAGCAGATAAAAAGATGGATAAGAAGATGGGTTATAAAGAAGGCTCAAAGAAAGATAATAAACTAGATAAGAAAATGGCTAAGGCTAAGTCTGGTAAAGTTATGCTTGGAAAGGCAATGAAAAAATTAGCAAAATAATTTAAAACTATATGGCAGAAAAATCAAAACAAAAAATTAGATTACATAAGTTTATTGCAACAGGTGGTAAACCAAAAGATTACAAGGGGGCAGTGAAAAATAGTGTTGTTAGACCAACAAAAAAGTAGTAAAATACTTATATGCCAAGAGGTATATACAAAAGAATAAAATCTCCTTTAAATAAAACAACCTATAAACATACAGAGGAATTTAAAAAAGCTCTTAGCCAAAGAATGAAAGGAAACTCTTATGGTAAGTGGTGGAAAGGCAAAAAAAGACGACCATTTACACAAGAACATCTTGAAAAAATGAGTAAAGTTAAAAAAGGTGTAAAATGTATAAGGAGTATTAAAGGGAAAGAATCTTTTAAAGTTAAAATGTCAGGGGATAATAATCCTATGAAAAATCCTGAATTAAGAAAATATTTTAGTTTAAGATTCAAGGGAGAAAATAGTAATTTGTGGAAAGGAGGTTTAACTGAAAAGAATCTAATTATAAGAAACTCTAGTGAGTATAAACTTTGGAGAGAAGCAGTCTTCAAAAGAGATAATTGGACTTGTATATGGTGTAAAATAAGAGGAGGAAAATTAGAAGCAGACCATATAAAACCCTTTAGTTTATATCCTGAATTAAGATTTGCTATAGATAATGGTAGAACACTTTGTCGAAAGTGTCACCAAACCACCGAAACTTATGGTGGAAAAAGTATTAAAAGTAAGTAAGAAAAAATAATATGACACCAGATTGGGTAATTAATTATTCTAAGTATCAGAGAGCAATGGCAACAGCTAAAAACTCAAATGATATTTCAGAAGTTAAAGCATTATATATTTCTTTTGGTGGCAAAGTAATTATTACAGATGATGAGCCAACTATTGAATTAGAACCAGAAGTTATAGCAGATGTTAAAGCAAAAAAAGTAAAGAAAACAAAATAAATGATAAGTCCTACAACAGAAAAATTAATAAAGCAACTTAAAAAAAGCAACTTAACCTTAGAGGATAGGAATGCTATTGTAACAGTTTTATTGGATAAATTAGTTGTATTACCTTTAAACAACACCCTTGTAATAAACCACAAGGGCATTGTTGTTAATGGTAAACCACTAGAACAAGAGGTAGCACTTAACTTTGTAGAAAGTTGCCACGCTTTGAAAGGAAACATGGCAAGAAATATAATTAGAGAACAAATGAAGTTCCTTGCAATCAATTTAGGGATACATAATGCAGTAAGTTTAGATACAATGTATTTTGCTAAAGCAGCATTGTGGAATATTCAACAAGAAGATGAATTATTACAAAAAATAATTGATTAATTTGTTGCAATAAAAATTAGTTAGTAGTATTATTAATATAAGGTAACTTGCACCTAGCAAGACTAACACGCAACTCTGGCTATTAACAGAGAACAACATGGCAGACAACATAAAAATAGAGGATTTAGTAGAAAAACCAGTAGCTCCAACCTCTGAAGTTACACAACCAGTTATAGTGGAACCTAAAAAAGAGGAACCAACTATAGAACAAGACCCTTTGAAAGTTGAGCTAGATAGGGTAACTAAAACTGGAAGAACTGAAAAAGAAAAAGCTGAATTTACTTTGCGTAAAACAGCAGAAAGAGTTAAGGCATTAGGTGGTGACCCTACATCTATTCTTGGAATAAATGAGGACCCAAAACCAAATGACGAAGATGATGACAAACCTTTAACAATCGGAATGTATAAAAAGATTCAGCAAGAGGGTGCTACTAAAACAGCATTTCAACTAGCTGATGAAATACAAAACGAAACTGAAAAGGAACTTGTAAAATATCATTTAGAAAACTCAATCAAATCTACCGGTAATCCAGATGAGGATTTAAAACTTGCAAGAGCTTTGACTAACGCTGTTAAAAACAGTCAGATAATCGAAGAATCTGCAAGGAAAACTCCACCAAAAACATTTTCTAATAGTAGTGGTGTCGAAGCCAAGAAAATAGAAAATACTGGTGAGCTTGAACCTCATGAGCTACCATTTCTCGGAAAACCTTTTAACATGACTAAAGAAGCCATAATAAAAGCTAGACAACCTAAATAATCAAATAGTCTTGTATTATTATTTATTTAATTTTACAAAACATATATGGCAGCAGTAAGAAACGCAATCGGTATTATTACCGAAACAGACCCTCGTTTTGCAATACCAGGAGTAATAGTAGCAGCAGGAGCAGTTGCAACAATCGCAGCAGGTTCACCTACTAAGTCAGCAGATGCAGCAGGAGCAGCAACAGGAGCAGTAATTCCTATGGTTGATGCTAATGGAACAATCGCAGAAAACTTTACCGGTGTAGCAAAAAGTGATTCAAATGAAACAGCAGCAGTAGCAGGAACAGTAGCAATTTGGCTACCATTGCCTGGTTATATCTACAGTTGTGCAACTAAATTAGCAACAGATATAAACACACCAGCTAAATTGGGTGCTATGTTTAGAAAGAGAGTTATCTTTGATTTAACAGGAACAACTTGGACTGTAGATTCAGGAGCAGCAGATGCTCTAGTAAATTGTGTCACAATCGTGGGTGGAGATTACAGAACAGGAACAGTTTACTTTGTTTACAAACCAGCTGGAACACTATTAGGCCAACACCAGGTTGCTTAATTATTATTAACTTAATCAATATAAATATATATGCACAATGATATAGCACCTTCACTGATACTCGTTAAGACAGCACTTGATAAGTTGTTAGATGAAGCAACAATAGAATTAGCAGTTGTCGGTAAGGCAACAGCTAAAGACGAAATGGTTTTCACACAGGATTCAGCAACAAACGCAGCAGTAGTTAGTTCAGTAATCGGTGGTGGAGGATACTTTTCATCAACTCTTGATGATGTAGCTCCAACAAACGAAGCTAACCTTTCAGCAGCAGCACAAAAAACAAGTTTGGTCCTTCAGTTTAAAAAGAATCTACCAATCAGTAGAACTTTCATGGCCGACCAACAGCTTTCAGCAGTTAGTAAGGCAGTTCGCCAACAGGCTTTAACTTGGGCAGCATCACAAGACAGAAATGCTTTCAGCACTTATGCTCTTGGATTTACTACTCAATTAACAATAGATGGAGTGGCTTTGTTCTCAAACTCACACATCAACCAAAATGGTGATACTGTAGATAACCTAGAAACAGGAGTTCTAACAGATGCAAACTTGAACATTGTAGTTAATAGCCTAAGAACACAGTTGTCACAAACTGGCGTAGTAATTGGATATGAGCCTAAGTTTATCTTAACTCCTTCACTTCTTCACCAGACAGGTATGACTATTGCTAAATCAGTTCTTAGAGCTGGTGGTGCAAATAACGACCTTAACTATTTCTCAGAAATGTATCCTGGAATGAAAGTAGTTTACTCTCCATTCCTAGATGCAACTTCAACAACAGCATACTTTGTAGGTTCACAAACTCATGGAGTATATCGTTTTGAAAGAGAAGCATTTTTCACAGACCTAGTAGACTGGAAAACAAATATTAATGACCAATACATGTATAAAATGCGTGCAAGAGAGGTTGTTGATTCAATTGAATATTCAGGACTTGTAGGTTCTAATGGAACAGTTTAAGTTGTTTATTCCCTCAATCCCTTATGGGGATTGGGATGAGTAAATAACTCAATTAATAATTTAATTAATAAAATATATGTCACTACAAGCAACATCACTCTTAACAGCAGCACATGATTATGGAACTTATAAAAATATAAGTGCATCATCATTAGTAGAAACAGGTTCTGGAACATTACAGGGCCTTATAATTAATTCTCACACAAATGGAACAATTAAGTTCTGGGATAATACAAGTGCAGCTACTACTGTGCTTTGTAACACTATTACTTTAGCAGCAACTGAAAGATGGATTCCATTATTTGGAGCAAAGTTTGTAAAAGGACTTTATGCAACAATTGGTGGAGTAGCAGATGTTACAATTATTTATAACTAAAAAATAACATGAAAATAATCTCTGACCTTAAAGATAGTGTAACAGGAATACTCTCTGGGGTAGACTTATCAAATGTTTCTGATGTCTATGGATGTTTTGAAAGGTCTGTATCTACAATGATACAGAAAGCAAAAATACCGGAAGCAACAGGTATCCAAAACATAACTTTATATAGTGGTGTTACAGATTATCTTTGTGATACTCACATATATGGAAATGAAATTACTGACATACGACCACAAGGAATATCACGCAATGCTTCAAACTTTGTAACTAAAAACTTTCCAGATGATTTTGACAGAAATAAAGGAATCTACACCCCAATCCAGACTACTTCAGCTTTTGAATACCAAAATGGGCAACCAATAATTAAAATATTATCTCCTTACCCTAAACAAAAAGTAAACCTAGACCCAATGACTGATATTACAGGTTGGGTTGTTGGTGGTTCTGTAACAAATCTAGTAAAAGATGTATCTAACTTCTACCAAACACCGGCATCAATGAGATTTGTTCTAAATGGTGCATCTTCTGGAACTCTTACAAAGACTATTTCAACTGTAGACCTAAACCAATATCAGAATGTAGGAGTAGCCTTTCTTGCAATCGAGATTCCACCAGGAGCAACAGCTACAGATTTGACTAATATAACTCTTAAAATAGGTTCTGATAGCACAAACTATAACAATATAACAGCTACTTCAGGCTTTCTTGGGTCTTGGGTATCTGGTAATTGGCTCATTGTATCATTTGATTTTTCAGGTATAGGCCAAACAGGAACACCTAATTGGAGCAAAATAACCTATTTGCAGGTTGGATTCACTCATAGTGCATCAATCACTAACTTTAGAACTGGTGGACTATGGATTTCAATGCCAACACCAGCTCAAATCTGTTACCAAAGCCCAGCAATCTTTCTACCGCTAGGTTCTGATGTAGCAACTATTGATATAACAGCAGATACAGACAGAATAATACTTTCAAATCCAGCTTACAATATCTATTTGCATGAATGTGTAATAGCAGTTCTTGAAAACACCGGAGCAGGAGAAAGTGATGCTTCAAGTGTAAAAATTAACCAAATACTTCATGGAGTAAGAGGAAGAAATGGTGCAATTATTCAACCAGGTTTATATGACTTATTTAAAGGAGATAATCCAAGCCAATCACTTAGACAAACAGGTAGTTGGTATGAAAATTAGCTATGATTGACTTAGCAATACAACCTTATGATGACATACAGAACTACTTAGATATTTTATATGCTAATGGAGGTGGAACTTGCACACTAGAAACCGGAACTCATACGCTAACTCAAGACTTAATAATTTTAAGTGGAGTAACTTTAAAAGGTGCTTCCAGAGATAACTGTATTATAGAATGTGGAGATTTTTCAGTAAGAATGGAAGGCACAGATGTTTATAATACCGGTGATGTTTCAATAACTAATGGGTCTACAACAGTAACAGGAAGTGGAACTACTTTTGATGTTTCAATGGTAGGTAGGCACATTTGGTTACAGGACAGTTGGTATGAGATAGCAACATTTACTTCAGATACAGAATTAGAACTGATAGATATTTACACCGGAACAACACTTACAAACGAAACAGATTATGTAATTTCTCAAATAAACCTATTGCCACAGTTACAAACAATAACAGTTCAAAATTCTACAGGTTCAGGAGTTGTTTGTAATTATTGCAGAGAAAATTTGTTATCTAATATAAATATATATAATTGCATAGTAGGCTTAGAAATGAATTATTGTATATATCCAAAAATGTTATTATCATCAGACTATAACGAGGTTGGAGCAGTTTGGAATAATGTTTATGGTTACAATATAGACTTTTGTGAATTTAGTTATTCAACAGTTGGAGTAGGATTAGTTATGACAAAATGTGGAAAATCTAACCTATACAGTTCATCATTCGCCAACAACGCAACAAATGGAATAACAATGACAAATTGTAGTTCAAATCCTATTGATAGTTGCGATTTAAGTAATAATGGAGCAAATGGTATTGAATTAATTTCTAATTGTAATACTAATTCATTTAGTAGTGGAACATCTTTTGATAACAATGGAGCTTATGGAATAAAAATAAACAACGCAAACTGTTCTGATAATATTTTAACCGGAGTAATTGCATTAGGAAATATATCAGGGAGTTTAGATGATTCAGGAACCGGAACATTAAAATCACTAACAGTTAATAAATTATAATATGGCAATAAACACAGCAAAAGCAAAAGACTTTGAGTTCAAAAATATCATAAACTCCTTTGGGGGATATGTTTCTTCTTTGGATAAAACCAATATCAAAGAAAACTATCTTGTTAGAGGTTCACAAAATGTTTATAAAAGACTTTCTGGAACTGTTGCTGTAAGACCAGGACAAAAAAGACTAGGCGTAGCAAACACAGTTGCATCTCCTTGTTATTCAAAGTATGTTTGGAACACATCTTGGGGTATGACCTATGTGATGGTTGTTTCAAATGGAAATCTATATGTAGTAAAAGATAATGTCTGGTATTCACTTCTTTCAGGCCTAACAAAAACTCGTTATGTGTTTGATAAATGGTGGGATAATACAGAAAAGAAAGACAGATGTCTATTTGTTAATGGAACATCTGATATTTTCCATTGGAGTGGTGGATTTGCACAGGTAAATGGACTAAATAATATAATAACAGCAATTAATTCAACCCCAACAGCAGGTGGCACAGGCTATACTGTAGGAGATATTTTAACTATCACAAGTGGTTCAGCAAATGCTACTGTAAAAGTAACTATAGTGGCTAGTGGTGCTGTTTCACAAGTAACATTGGTATCCGGTGGAGATGGTTACACAGTTGGAGCAGGCAACGCAACGACAGGAGGAACTGGTAATGGTTGCACTATAAATATTACAGCAGTAGCATCTCCAACAGTAAATACAATAACACTCAAAGACACAACAAAATCATGGCAACAGATGGGCTTTGCATCTAATACAGCAGGAGAAAAGAAATTTATGATTGGAACAACTGAATACACTTATACCGGAGGTGAAAGCACTTCTACTCTTACTGGTGTAACACCATCAGTTGCCGGTGTAGCAGATAATTCTTATGCTATTCAATCAGTAATGACAAAATCTACAACACCAAATGTAAACCAATTAAATGATTTTATAAAAGTAATAAATAACCAGGCTTATATTGGTTCTTACACTTCAAGACTATGTTACATCTCTAGCAGCACAGATTTTACTAACTATGTAGTTCCAACACCAAGACTTGCCGGAAGTCCAGAACTTTTGACCTTAGATGGAACATTAAAAGGTATCGGAGTAAGGCAAGGTAAAGCAACAATCGGTTATGGTTCAGGTTCTTGGGCAGTTATTTCATTTACAGATATTTCAAATAACAATATCATAACTCAAAAAACTAATGTAGATGTTAAGCCGGTATCTTTGCTACAAGCACCTTTGGCTCATGAGTTCATAGATAGCACCGGAGATAATATAATATATTTGGGCCAGGATAATCAGGTCCATAATTTTGGTGATTTCAATAATCTCTTTGTATCAGGCTATCCATCACTATCACAAGAAATTGCAAGAGAACTAACTAAAGAAAATTTTACCGGTGGAGGTCTTAGATGTATTGGTGAATTTGTTTATCTTACAGCACCAAATTCAGGTAAGACTTATCTATATCAAGTAAGAAGTAGTATTGGAGATAATGGAGCAATAGGAGCAGAAAGACTATGGCATTCACCATTTGTTTGGAGTGCTACATTTATAGACCAGATTGATGGAAATGTTGTGGCCTTTTCAAATGCTAATCCACAAATATATCAAGTCTGGGATACCGGTCAATACTATGATGATTCTCCTTCAGGAGAACAATTACCTTATACTTGCGTTATGGCTATGGGTTATCGTGGTGGCCAAAGACGACAAGGATTATGGTCTTTCTCTAAACAATTTACAGAAGGATATATTTCATCAGGAACTCAATTAAATGGTCTTATGAATTATAACTATCAAGGAGCAACTGATTCAGTATCTTTCACAATAAATAGCATAAAAAAACCAGCTTATACTTTTGGTGCAGCAACTTCTTCATTAGGAGAAAAGAATCTAGGAGATGAATCTCTAGGAGAAGGTGGTGTTATTGATATGGCTAATGACCCAGATTCACTTTTGAAGTTTAAAGTAATAAATTCCATGTCAATTATAAATGTATTTGAGTGGCAACCAATATATTATTCAGATACAGTAAATTCAAATTGGGAGATTCTAGCTTTAGGAACGAATGCAGAAGTAGAATCGGAGCAAGTTCCTGGTTTTATTATTAACAAATTAAAAAATTAGGTATATAATTATTAAATAACAAACAACACTATGTCAAAATACCATACATTTGGAGGGCAAACATATGCATTAGGAAGTTCAATCGGTTCAACTGATTCAACTATTCTCTTATCATCTTTTATAGAACCAATTTCAGGAGTTCCATACACAATGGCACTTCTAAATACAGATATAGTTTATGGAACTATTGCTCCTAAAACTTCTTCTTCAGAGTTCATTTCATTTACAGGAATAACACAAAATTCAAATGGAACAGCAACACTTACCGGAGTAACGAGAGGACTTGCTAAAAAATATCCTTTCACAAGTTCTGCAACATTTAAACTACCACACGCAGGACAATCACAATTTATTATTTCAGATGCTCCACAAGTATTTGAAAAATATGCAGCAAAAGATAATGATGAAACAATTACCGGAACATGGACTTTCCAAAATTTTCCTATCACTCCATCAACACCATTGGCATCTGATACAGTCTTTGGCCAAACAAAACTTTCAGTAGCAGCAGCAAACCCAAGTAACCCAATTGCAGTTGGTGATAATGATACACGCATACAATCAACTCCAACAGCATCTGAAAAGGCAGCTCTCGCAGGAACACAAGGAGTTCCAAGTGCAACAAATAAATATGTCACAGTAGATAATGTTTATGTGGCAGAAGTAGACCAATCTCAAACGACTCAAAATTCAACTGTAGAAGTTGGAATGGCAAATACTACTGGTAACAAAAATAAAATTCAACAATCTTTTATCCCAGTAAAAACAAAAACAAGAGGAGTAAAACTTTATAAGAGTGCAGATACAGGAACATTTACCGGAACAGTAACTGTGGCTCTCTATGCTGACACAGCAGGAAGTCCATCAGGTTCTGCTCTTGCAACTGTAACTCTAACAAATTCACAATGGTTAGGATTTCCTGTAGGAGAATTTGAAGCAGACTTTAGTGCAGAGTATTTAATGACAGCAGGAACTACATATTGGATTCAGGTAATAACTTCAACAGCAGATAATAGTAATCATCCAAATTTAGCAACAAATACAGCAGGTGGTTATGCTAATGGTTCAGTTAAATACTGGAATACAACTGATGGATATGTTGCAATAGCAAATATAGACCTTTACTTTAAAACTTTAAATGGAATAAATAATCAGGTAGTAGAAACAAATGCAAGTGGTAAAATACCATCAGTTCTTATTGACTACTCAAATGCTCCATATGTTCCATCTCAAGATATTCCAACAAGAACAGGAGCATCAGGATTCTCATCATACGCATCTTCAAACTCTGATGGAAGTTTAATGT